TAGTATTACTTACTATAGCGGCTTCCCATTTCCCAAAATCTGTGGAAAATGTATAAATAGCGCTGAAATAATGGAAAAGATGTTTACACTTTTTCTTTATGAAAAGTAAATACGTTAAACTTGCTGCCCGTGTTGCTCCGTACGCTGCAATTGCTGGTAGACAATTGGTTCGTTATGCGGGGAACAGGGCCAAGGATTACGTCTACGGGAAGTCCTCTTCGAAACCAAAATCGAGGATTTCGCCGCCTAAGGCGAAAGCAAATTTTGGCTTTCGTGGGACTGGTAAGCTCGGTGGCTTTGTTGGTCGTGGGAAACGTGTTCGGAAGACCAAGTTTTCCCAAGCCCAACGATATGGTGTTTACCAACAAGTCGAGATCTATAAAAGCGTTACCGGAAGCCAGACACTTGCAGTTGGTCATGCAACAAATCCGGTGAAGGTGGTATTTGGGAGCGTTGCACATGCTTTGCTTAAAAAGTTTGTGGAACGTGATGCCATCTGCTTTAGTGATTGGAACACGGTTGTGGTTGGGAATACGAAGTATCCGACCGGTGCGAAATTTTATATTTCGTATCGCGATACGGATGCTGGAACCATGGCGGATTCGTTGGTGATTACAATTGGTGGCGCAACTACGTTTGAGGACATTGCGCTGGCAATTTATACTACGATTTCGACCTTGTCGAGCAAGTATTCCATGCAGTTGATGTACGCCGTTACTGGTGCAGGGTTGTTGTTAACTACCCTGTATTTGAATACGGCGTTTGTTAAGTTGCACACGAAGTCGGCGTTGAAGTTTCAGAACATCACGATTGATACCGGAGCTTCGACGGAGCAAGATGATGTTCGAAACCAACCGTTGAACGGTAAGGCTTATGAAGGTAAAGGTACTGGCGCTGACGTATACTGGATTGGTGCAGGTGCTGCATCTAATTTAGTATGCGACACGGCGTACGGTGTGTTGGGTGTGTCGGATCCAGTTGAAGATATCCCTCAACCGAAGGTGGTGCAGCGAGCGTCGAAATTCAGCAAAGTTCGAATTGACGCGGGAGCTATTAAGACGAGTGTTCTTACGACTAACCACAAGATCCGCATGTCGGATTTGGTTAGTATGTTGAACTCTGGAGTTGAGGGTTATAACCGAATGGGCAAATTTCGAATCTTTATTTTGGAACGTTTGATCGGTGGAAATTTTGGTTCTGCCACCATGCAGGTGCGTATTGAACATCAGTTGGATCAATCCGCAACGGTGATTGGTGGTAATCCTCCGTATATGAAGACAAAATTTGTTGCGGTTCAATTGTGATCAAATAAAGTGAGTTATATTCATTCGGCGTCGAAGCGCTTGTTTTGTTTCATCGTCCAGTTCAGGGTACCAAGATTCGGGAGGTAGATTACTGGTGATCCAGATCTTGGTTGCCTTAAGTGGTACGCTGCTGCCTTTGACCTCTACCATAACTGGGTAGCGGTCGAACCAGCGAAGGACGTGGGCGATGTCGATTCCTCCTCGAAATTCATCCAAAACAACGTGCTCCTGACCTCGGTATCCATCCCAAAACTTAGACCTCGGATCTTTAGGGTAAGCGTCCAGAGAGGCTTCGTCCCAGGCCCTTCGAGACTTGCCTGTTCCAGTGCGACCCCAGTAACAGACAACTTCTCGTTCCACTGGATCAGCTTGCATATGATCGCAAGCAATACGCTTGAGTTGGTTGTAACAGCGTACGTAGATATCACCCGAGATATCTCCCAGCCGGCCTGCTCTTGCGTTGTTGCGTACGGTATCCCAATCAGTCGGATTGTTGCGTTGCATAGGCATTGCTCCCAATTCAAACTGAGTGCCTGCAACTCGAGTATCTTCTTTCCAGACATAATCGGTCGCAGCTGCAGACCGGGAGAGCTCAGCGTGGACAGTGTTTCCGAGGAGCTTCTTGACGGCTGCGAGGCGGCACTTGCGGGAGAAGACAACGAGGAGCTGCCAGTGAAGATATCCGGTGTCGGCGCCCTGGTTATTAGCCATCTCCAGTTGCCCGCGGATGTACGATACTCCAGCGGGGAGGTAGGGAACGAATTCATGTTGATTGATTGTAAGCAACCAATATATTCCTTGAGACATGCCTGATGAGTCAGGTTTCGGGGCATTATATAGTTGTTTGAATAAGCAAAACAACAAACGAAAAAGGAAACAAACAAACGAATTGGGTTTATTGTTTGTTTTTGTACGCGTGGCGATAATAAAGGTACGCGCGATAAAAGGATTCTTTTAAGATTGGGTCTTCAGCTTGGCGGTACATGGTCCAGTAGTAAACCATTTCACGGCGTAAGTAGCATAGTGGGCCCCAGCAAGTAGGATTTGGTTCCCAAGTGTTTCCCATGTAAAAAAAGAAAAAGAAAAAAGAAAAGAAAAAAACGCAAAAAATTTTTTTTTTGGGTTAGATGATTTTATTAAGGTTGATCAGGATCGACGTACCCTGGTTCTTCAGCCAGGTGAATTCGATCCATGGCATCCAAAATTTCTTGACAGCGCTCTGCAATCATTTCCCACATGATTTTATTGTGACGGGAGTCAAAATAGTAACCTAATTCGGCATACTTGTTGTACAAGTCTTCCAATTGTTCGAGCGTGAGATTATTCAAATCCGGTAGTTTGGTCAAATAATTAACTGGCATTTTTCCTAAATGAATTGTTTATGCCCGTCGGAGCGACAGAAGATGGCGCCACAGCCATCACGTGTCCTTTAGGTCACGTGACCCTTTAGGGTAATGAGGAGCGGAGCAATAGAACAATGAAATTTAGAAAAATCGCATTACAGATAAGACCAACTACATTTGAAAATGATCGGTCGAAATTTGGGAATTGGTGCCGC